TTATTCCTCCTTCAGTTTTTTTAGTAGGTTATTTATATCAATGCTTGTATCTTGCTGATGTAAAAGCTCTAGTGCTTTGATTAAAAGAGCATTTTCATCAGCGTCAATACTCACATTTTTAACTTTTCCGCCTAGACGGACTTTTTTTTGTCCACCTGGGTGGACATTTTTCAATTTTATTTCTAATTCTCTTTTACTTAAAGTAGCTGGATAGTCTACAAGTATAGCATCAACACTTTTCTCTACCTTAGTTAAAAGACTTAATTGTGTGAATGAATAATCTACAAGCTCATCTTTATAGTTTCCAAACTTTTGGTAGACTTTTATATAATTATAGGCTTGTGATTTTTTCATATCAAGTTCGGTAGTACAATACTCCGCAAAGGTTTTATATTTTTGCTTATAAAGTTTTTCATTATTAACTTGCAATAGTACACTTCCTAATTGAAGATAACTACTTTTTATATCTGTAAGAGTACTTTTAATGATTATTGTTGCCTTTTCTAAGGTTTTTTCTAACGAAGGAACAACTTCAAGTTCTTTGCAAGTATACTTATAGTTTTTTTGATAATTTTCAAGAATTTCAACAGTTTCGGCATCATTTTCTATTACTGAAAAGTATTTTTTTAAATTTTCAAGTAGTCTAGTGCCATTTTTGACTCTATACCCACGAACAAAATGATCATTCACTTTTACATTAAGTTCATTTTTGTCAATGTTTGATAGAGCATCATTAAAATTTATCATATAGATAATGTTGTTTTCAGCTAATAAGAAGTCATTCTCCCAGAACTTTTTTCTAAGTTTTATGCATTCCGCATTTGTAGAAAGCTCTGCATATGTTGTCTTTTCTTTAATTAATTCATAATTCATATGCTCATTAATTGAATTAATTAAATTAGTATTAGCATCTTCTTTTTCTTGCTTTGCTTTAAGACTAGCTTCCTTTTCAGCATTTTGAATAGCATTTTTGGTTTTAAATTCATCTTCGCTAATAATTTTTACAGCATATTCTTGATTATAATGATACTCGTAGTTATCTAACGCAAATTCTATCGAATTAGCATATCTTTCTTCTTCGCCAGTTACAATAGCTCCATCGCTATTAGTGACGAAATTTTCTACTCCAGTAACTTCATAATAATCATTACTATCTTGAAATACTTCTCCAATTTTTTTATTAATGTTGTAGAATTTTTTAGGAGCAGATGCTTTAGCTTTTGCTCTTTCTTGCATTTCTTTTTCTTCTTGCTCTGCCTTGCGTTTTGCAACTACTCTTTCCATTTCGTCAATTTCATCATCATAATCATGACAACCTAGTTCATGAAGTTTACATACTCCATTGAAGTATACATAGCCTTTACCATCGTTATAGTTCTCAACAATGTAACCATACCATTTTTTGATTTCCTGCTCTTTTATTTTTTTATAGAAATCCCTAGTTTCTTCTTCATGTAGTTTATTCCCAGTTCTCTCAAAATCAGAGAGAACTTCACAAAAACTGTTATAAGAAATATAGCTTTGCATAACTTTCACAATATGTGCGTATTCTTCTTCACCTTTGATATCTTCTTGAGATGTTAAAGTATATAATGTAAACTCATATCTATGTCCAAAACCAACTGCAGTATCTGTACTGTCTGCAAATACATACATTTGTGTTCCAATTGTTGCGTTTTTATCTAGTTGAAACAAATTTTCTTTTGTTGTATATCCAGTATAGAACTTATTCTCATCTTTTTTTGATTGAACTTTTAGTGTCACCCATTTTTTTGCGATTTTTTCGATTTCTATAAAAAATTTTGTCATATTAGTTACTCCCTTTCTAAATTACTTACTATATATATTATACACGCATTGCGTTCATTTGTCAAGAGGCTTTTGAAAAAAATTAAAAAAAGGTCTATTTTATAGACCTTTTTTGGATATTAAAAAATTATTTTGTTATGTTGCTGAAAGTCACTGAAATCACCCACAGGCTTTGGAACTACTACCACTTGATGTCTTTTAAATATCAAGTTTATAACCTGTTCTTGAGTAAAAGGTTCTTCTAAAAGCCAATATGTATCCTCTTTATGATATTTTTTTTCTAAAAGTGCTTGTAATCTTGAACAACTAGTAAAACTTACAAAAGAATTTTCAACATCATCATAAAAAAACTTAAATTCTAATATTTGGAAATCAAGTTTTTTTTCTTCCTTGTTACTTGGAATATCAACACTACTATGAACTTCTTCGACCTTAGAAGATTCAATTGGTTTTAAATTTTTTAATTCCTCTTGAGTGAACCATTCAATTTTATGATTACGAACTACCTCATTAATATCATATGAACTAATATACATTTCATCACTTCTAGAAGTATGTCGATTATTGTTATCCTTACTATCCTCAAAGATATGCTTGGTAATATCATTTTTAATGACAGAAAATGTATACTTGAACAGATTATTTATCTTATTTCCAGATATTTTTATATTTGCATATACTGAATATATGTAATTATCTACACCACTAGATATATTTACACAACAATTAGATACATAATCATATAGTTGTTCTAATTGCTTAATAGTATACTCCTCTTTACAACGATAGTACAGGCTTTGTATAGTGGTATCAACTGATTGTTCATCAACATTATCAGTTGAGAATATTTTTTTCTTATCTATGGTAAAAGTCAAGGCTACAACCTTTCTACACGATAGATTTTTCTCATATGATACTTGTATATCCGTATATTGATTAATATCCCTTATGGCTGGAGTTAATGTATCACGCTTAAAAAATTTGAATTCTCTAATAGCACAGCACATCATCTCTTGCAAATCAACTATATTAAATTTAATCATACCCAACTTTTCATATTGTTTAAGTATCTCATAGAGTCTAATTTTTTGAACAGAATCTAATTTAACAATATTCTCTATCATATATTTTGTATAATTTTTTTTTAACTCAAAAAGATATGGAACTATATCATAATTACAAGTAACATTTAGCGTCTTATAATTCTTGCTATTCCATCTAAACTCACTATATAAAGCAATTATTCTAATATCATTATTTTCTTTTATTTTAACCGTCCTAGACATTATTTTTTCAATTTTATAATTAAACATAGTAGAATTAAATTTCACATCAAAAAGTTCCTCAAATTCTGCGATGGACATTTGAATAGTTCTTTTTTCAGGATTTCTTGCATTAAGTTTAGATAGATATAAGCAAAAAAATCGAAGTTCTGTCAATCCCATGTTGCCACATCTTAATGTATTCAAAATATTAGATTTTTCAATCAAATTATCCTTTAATAGCATAACTAAAAAGCCTCCAAGGTTTTCAATAACTATAGCATATAAAGTGAGATTTATCAATAATAAAATATCACTTTACGGCTAAAATAGACTCACTTAAACTTAAAATTACCTCATTGTAAGTAAAATCATCTCACTATAAGCAAAGTTTTCAACAATTATAACATATAAGGTGAGTTCTGTCAATAATAAAATATCACTTTACGGCTAAAATCGCCTCACTTAAAGCTAAAATTGCCTCACTTAAAATTAAAATAACCTCACCTTACAACTAAAATGACCTCACCTTACAACTAAAATGACCTCACCTTACAACTAAAATGACCTCACCTTACGTTAAAACAACCTCACCTTACGCATGGGGATAAACGTACCTATGCCGATTGCGACGTCCGAAAACAAGCTTAAAACAAGTATTAAAACAAGTGTATAAAACAAGCTATCAAAGGTGCAGTTTTTTTAAAAAAAATTTTTGCTTGACTGTCTGTCCTAAAAAAAAAAAAAAATAAGACAGTTCTATTATATCAGGTAAGATTATCTAGACTGAAATCAATACTTAAAGATAATAATAAAAAAAATCTTTCTAACTGAAATACTATTTCACTTAAAGAATAAGCGTTTTAGTTAAAAAAATCCAAAAACATATAAAAAAACAGTGAAAAAGAAGTTTTTTCACTGTTGAATTACTGTATTTAGTTGTTTTTTCACTTTTAGCTAACCTAAAAAAGAATAGTTCCAACCAATTAAAACAATAGAACACTATTAGCCTACTCATACTTATACAAGAACTTCTTTCTTAAAAGATTTCAATATACCATCTAACTCATCTTGATTGTTAAAAAAGAGCATTCTAGCAGTAGTACCATCTTGACGATATATAGCAACATCAAACTTATTGTTTTCTCTTTGGTAGGCTCTAACTCTTGAGAGCTTTAAACCACTGCTATTATAGATTAACAAACATAGAGCATTATTCTTCTCGGAGTATTCAATAGTGGTATCGGAAAAGTTAGCCTTTAAAGTATTAACTATTAATGGATAACTTTCCTCAAACTTGTTCAAAGGCATTAAAGTTGTCTGTTGAGTGACTACCGATGTTGCTGTCGTAGTAGTAGTTTGTATAACAGCTCCCATCAACCTTTGAAGTGTTTCCTTAGTTACATCTCTATGATTGTCTATCATTTTTTGAGTTATTTTTCCACTAGGCTTAATATCTGGACGTGATAGAAAATATTTAACTAACTCATCACTAGGAGATTGCAAATCCTCTAAGAAAGTTTTTTCTACTACTTTGGCATATTTTAAATATATGGCATTTTCCGTGATAGTCTTTATATTAAAATTTTCTTTTGTTAGCTTTTCCAATGAGTGTATGTATAGTTCAATATCATCTGTTATGAGGTTAAAAGATAAGAAAGGCTCATCGTCCATAATGTTTGGAGTATTCAAATCGCTGTATATTTTGCACTCTACGCCATTAGTAAGAATTGCTATTCTACTATGAGTAGTAGAAAAGTATCTATATAACTGATTATGTTGTGCCTTTTGAAGTTTTACATTTAATCTTTTTGCCTCTACCAAAATGATAGGTTCTCCATCTTTTAGAACAGCATAGTCTACTTTTTCACCTTTTTTAGTACCTACATCTGCAGTAAACTCTGGGATAACCTCATGTGGATTAAAAACATCATAGCCAAGTAAAGATATAAATGGCATTATAAAAGCGTTTTTTGTAGCTTCTTCTGTGGCATCTTTCATAGTATCAACTAAAGGTATAATTCTATCCTTATATGATTGAAACTTCTCTTTAAATTCCATATATTAATATCCTCCTTTTGATAAAAATATCTATTATATTTTAGCAAAAAAAATGTTCAAAATCAATTGACATTGTACACAAAAAACCCCTAGCTTTTTATACACTAGGGGTTTTTCGCATATCTACTTGTTTTCTTCAATAAACTTTTTAAACTGCTGATACACTTGTTTTTCTAAATCACTTGATAAGAACTTATTACGTTTGTATAGAGTTCTCATTCTGTCAGCTCTCTTCTTTGCTGATTGCTTGGAAATATTACATATTTTAGCGATATCTTCGGCTTTGTGGATATCTAATCCCCATAACACACACGCAGGAGCGAGTAAGTTCATAGCAAATCTTTCAGCTTCATATTCTTGGGAGTTTGTGAAGGTTAAGAACTTTTCACGCATTAGGATAGCCTCATGAAGAGTATGCTCTAAGGCTATGTGTCCTATCTCGTGTGCTATAGTGTATCTTTGGCGTTCTATTGATACAGTCATATCGATAACGATATAGTATCTATCGTCTAAGAAGGCTACACAGCCTAACTGATTATCTGTTAGTATCCCAACATCTGCATTGTCTTTTATGTCGGAGTCGTAATACTTAACTATCTTGGATAGTCTCACTGGTAAAGTATCCACACCACAGTCGATTAATGTTTGCCATGCCCTATCACGAGCGTTTTTGTAATTTTGATACATAAAAAATCACCTCTACGGTATTATATCGCAGAGGCGTTTTTTTTATGAGCTAATAGTCATCTGTATGGCTTGGAGCGTTTTCAATTTTTTCAACTATTTCTTTAGTGATTGCTTTAGCTGGTTTGCCATCACTGGCACTTATTAAGATAGTTTCAGGTTCTTCCGTTTTGAGTGGTGCTTCGGTTTGCACTATTCGTGGTGGTTCTTCTTTATTGATTTTTTTCAATTCGTTTTGAACTTTATTATATAAATCTAAATGCGAGTATTTAGGTGTTTCTATAAGTTCTTCCATTCTTTCTAAAAGTTTAATGATGCCTAAGTCATTTAGCATATTAGAACGTCTAACAAGCTCAGAAACATTTTTTCCAAAAATTTGTTCTACTTCTTCTATTACCAATTTTTCTTGATTGATTGTTTTTTCTGCAATATCAAGTAATTGTGAAGTTGATACAAAGTCAAGTGGAGACATATCTAATACTTGGGCAAGTAACTCTATTTTGTCTCTACGCATGTTTTTTATGCGTCCGCTTTCCCATTTTTGAACGGTACTCTTTCCGACACCTACTTTTTCAGCAACTTCATCTAATGTTAAGCCCAATTCTTTTCGCCTTTTTTTTATTTTTTCGCCTATTTCCATACTTATCACCTCCTTTTAGGCTAAGTATTCACCTCCCTTCCGAAAATTATTATAACACACAAGTTTCCTAAAAGCAATATTTTTTTAAAAAAATCAAAAAAAGTTTCCTAAAGTACTTGACAAATAGAAAATATGTGTTATAATTAAAGTATCCTAAAGGAAACTTAAGGAGGTGAAAAATATGAATACTAATCTTCTTAGAGGTTACATAATTTCTAAAGGTTGGAAGTTTTCTGATTTCCGTAAAAAAATTGGTATTACTGAAACTGCGTTTTATCGCAAATCGCATGGTATTACTGAATTTACTTGTTCGGAAATTAGCAAAATAATCAAAGTTCTTGGTTTATCTAAGGACGAAGTTATGAATATTTTTTTTAATCAAAAAGTTTCTTAAAAGAAACAAGAAAGGAAGATTAACTATGGAAAATCAAGTAAAAGTATTTGAAAGTGCAGAGTTTGGCTCTGTAAGAACTGTTGAGGTAAACGGAGAACCTTACTTCGTTGCTCGTGATGTTGCTACTATCTTAGCTTATGCTAAACCTGAAAACGCCATAGCTACTCACGTTGATGGAGATGATACCTTAAAACAGGGTATCATCGATAGCTTAGGCAGAGTGCAACAAACTACACTAATCAACGAAAGTGGACTATATAGCCTAATATTAGGCAGTAAGCTACCAAACGCTAAGAAGTTTAAGCGTTGGGTAACAAGTGAGGTACTACCAAGCATACGCAAACATGGTATGTATGCTACCGATGAACTATTAGCAAATCCTGACTTTGCTATAAGAGTATTCCAAAAACTAAAGGAAGAACAATCTAAGAGTAAGCTACTTGAGGTTAAAGTATCGGAGCTTACAGTGGATAAACAAATCATGCAACCTAAAGCAGACTACTTCGATGAGTTAGTAGACAGAAATCTATTAACTGGCATTCGTGATACTGCTAATGAACTCGGCATTGGTCAAAAGAAGTTTGTAAACTTCCTATTAGATAAGAAGTTTATGTATCGTTCAAAGAAGGGTAATCTAAAAGCCTACGCCAACCATATAAGAGATGGACTATTTGAAAATGTCGAATGTTACAACGAGAAATCGACTTGGAAAGGCACTCAATATATGATAACTCCAAAGGGGCGTGAAACTTTCAGGCTCTTAACACAAGGTCTATAAGGAGAGCAACCATGACGGCTAATGAACGTAAAGAGTACAGAATAGCTTGTATGCTCTATGATAGTATGTGTGGTGAATCTAGTGCTATGGTCTGCAAGAAACATGGTGTTTCACGTTACTATCTAAAGAAGTGTGAGGAAGAGTATTCTACTAGTTGGGTGTTAAGGAAGCATCAAAAGGCTATAGATATGGGTTTTATAGAAGATTACATAATCTAGTGCTACTATAAAAGGAGATGAAGAGTAATGGCTGTTAAACAAGAAAAAGTTAGAAAGTTGTGCTATAAAAAGCCTTTATTAAAGGAATTAAACTATGATTTTATGTGTGAAAAAGCATATGAAATCTTAGAAGAATGTGAAGAAATGCAATGGATTGATAGTGCAGATGAAGATGCATTGCTTGAAGTATTCTATGGTGATGAGGAACAGTACTTCGAGTTTAAAATGATGTTTAGCACACTATCATCTGATTGTGAAAGATTTGCTGAAGACCTTCATGAATATGGGATTCCTGATTATTTTGATGAATTTGTGTGTTTTACTGCAAACAAAGAAGATTTCGGTGGAATGCTTGGATATGACAAAGAAGAAAGTGACTACTTTAGTATCGAACCAGAGTTTTATAATTACTGTGATGAAATAGTTAAGAAAAAGCTTGAACGCTTAACTAAAATTGAACTCTTAAATACAGCTAGAAACTGCTTTAAAGTAATAACATCATTTTTAAGTATTACAAACAGATATGAGAACTTAAAAAGTGCATTTGATATACTCAAAGATACTCAAATAAATCTATTAGACACAATAAAAGAGATTGAAAAACTATATGAAAGTGCTAACGCTGAAAACTTTTTTGGCAAGGCAACTCGTAGTTTTGACAAGCTCGTTGCTGAAATCCCTCAAGAATCTTGGATAAGTTGAGATAGGAGGTGAATAGTATGGATATATACGATAAAAAAGAATACTTTGTAAGAACATCTTTAAAATCGTTGCTTTTTGATGTAGATAAAGATATCTTAGATGTTTACTATAAGTATCAAGATGATGAAGAATATGTATTTATAGAGTTTATCAAAAAAGACAAGATAAAAATCTGTGTTACATGTGATACGTTGCTTGGTATTGCTAAAGACGTACTAAGAGTATTATAGGAGGTAAATAAAATGGATAAGAAAGTCTACATGAATGCTGACAGCAAATGTGAATGTTGGAAGTGTGAGGTAAAAAGCATATGCAAGGTACATGACAAGATGCAACGCCATAGTCGTGCAAAGGGCGGGTTAGGACTTTGTCCTAAGCTCGATGATAAGACTTTCGCTAAGTTTATCGAGAGACATCTTGACGAATACAATGCTATAGCTAAAAAAGGAGGTAAATAACATGAATAAGAATGTAGAATCAGCACTAACGGTGTTATTAACTATCACAGTAAACGGCTTAAATACAATCACTGCTGATATGGAAGAACGTGAACGCAACAGAGCTATCGATAGATTTATCGCAAGTATAGACCAAACCAGAGCAGTAGACACAACTAATCGACGCATATTCGACTACGATTGTGGTTATGCTCGTAAGCCTATTAAATAATAAAGGAGGAGTACTAAAAATGGCGAAATTTCCAAGAAGCAAAAGAAAGCAGTATCAAATTCAACGTGGAGAGGGCTTTACTGGAGTTAGCGGTGAAGATGTGTACTATCTAATCCCAGCTAACTACGTAGTTTGGGGCGTAATTAATCAAAATCGCTGGGGAATACTCGCTTATGCTGAAACGAAAAAACTAGCACGTCAATACATAGCAAGTAAAAGACATGCTATAAAAAATAGGGAGTGGTAAAAATGGCTTATTTATGTATCAACGGCTGGGGTAAAGAGTGCGATGGCTGTATGTGTTGTCAAGAAGATTACACAGAACCTGAGTGCGATTATAGTAAATCTTTTAACGAAGAAGTCGACAAGCTTTGTGAGGCGATTAACGACGATTTAAGAGCGTTAAGAGATTTGGTAGAAGAATATCAAAGTAAAGACTTAGAAGAGCTTACAGAGGATATGAGAGTGGTTGAGAAATATCTAGGAGAAATGGAGAGTGCATTAAGTTGGATTTATTAAGAAAGTTAAACTGCACTCAAGGGGCTATTAATAGCCTCTTGGAACGTGTAGAAGATGGAGAATTTACTACTGAAGATGTAGCAGATACTATTGAGGCTCTAAACGGTACTATCGAGCAAAACTGTGACGATATTGCAACTGTTATATTGTCACAAGAGGGTGAAATTCTATACTTACATTCAGAAATTAACCGTCTACAATGTCGTGTAGAAAATATGACTACTAACTATAAAAGACTTATGAATGGTTTACAATCGTACCTCAAAGGCAAAGGGGTGAAAAAAGTACATACTGCTAATCACGATTTTAGTGTGTGCAAGAACGGTGGTAAGCAACCTATTGAGATTACTGCCGATGTGTACGATATCCCTCAAGAGTACTGTATATATGCTCCTAAGCCTGATATGGACGCTATTCGCAAGGCTTTACTGGATGGTAAGGACTTAGAATTTGCTCACTTCAGTGAGCGTGGTGAACATCTTAGAATTAAGTAAGGAGGTTTACATATGAATATCTATGAAAAGCTACAAGATTGCCGTCTAAAGTTATCTAAGGCTGAACTAAAAAAGTCGGGAAAGAACGCCTACACTGGTGGAAGTTACTTTGAATTAGGCGATTTCTTACCAAAATTGACCGAAATCATGAACGAAAACAAGTTGACTAGTGTAATCACTTTTGATGAGGAAATGGCTACTTTAACCCTCATCGATTGTGAAAAGCCCGAAGATACGATAGTTTTCACTTCACCTATGCGTGATGCAACCTTAAAAGGTACGCACCCAATCCAAAATTTGGGTGCAGTAGAAACCTATTCAAGACGTTATTTGTACACTATAGCTTTCGATATAGTCGAAAGTGACACACTAGATAATGTGCAATCTGCACAAACCACTTGGCAACAGTCACAGCAGATTAAACAGTATCTTTGTAACGATTGTGGAAGACCTTTTCAAGCGTTTACTAGCAAAAATGGAAAGTTTTTCAACGCTGGACAAGTGTATCACATAGCAGAAAGCAACGCAATCGATGGTGTTGCAAGGTGTTCACAATGCCTTGCAAAGTCAGGCAAGCAAAAACAGAAAGGAAGTAATTAGTATGTTTAATCAAGTAATCGCATACGGAAGATTAGTCGCAAATCCAGAGTTAAGACAGACTCAAAATAGTATCTTGTGCAGTTTCACGATAGCCATTGACCGTCCTAAATCCAAGGACGGCAACCAAGCTACCGATTTCATTAAGTGCACTTGTTGGAATAAGACTGCTGACATGGTATCTAAGTACTTCAGCAAAGGCAAGCCTATCATGATTACTGGTAGACTTCAAAATAATGACTACACCGACAAGAATGGTATTAAACACTACTCTTATGTAGTGCTAGTTAGTAATGTTAGCTTTAGCATCAACGACAATAGCCAAAATCAAGCCGTAGATGGCTCTCAAGCGTATACGCAAGGAAACTATACCCCTAACTACAGAAACGGCTCACAAGCAAAATATAATGCTAATACACCTAATCAACATCAACCACCTGCACCAGTTTATCCATCTTTACCTAGCGAAGATATAGATTTGTCCGACTTTGAACAAATCCTAAGTGATACAGATGTGCCATTTTAAACGACTACAGAAGACTATATAAAGAGGTGAACAGACATGATGAAACTTAAATTGGTTGAAACCAAAAATGGAATTTTTACAGAAGTAAGAGTTAAAATTAACAGAATGCAGATGTATATGGTCCTACAATCAAAATCAAAACGCAAGAAAGATTTAGAAGCATTAATAGAGCAAGTTAAAATTGCTCAAAAATTAGAATGTTTTGTTAAAAAGCACAAATGTGTCAAAGTGAAAGTAAGTTCTTCTTACGCTTACTACGCTTTTGAAGGCAATCTATTTGAAGATTAAAAATGTCCACCCAGATGGACAAAAAAGTTCGCCTAGGCGGAAAGGAGGTAAAAAACATGAAAATTTTAGTAGCTTGTGAAGAAAGTCAAGCAGTTACTATTGAATTTCGTAAATTAGGACATATTGCTTTCAGTTGTGATATTTTAAAGTGTTCTGGTGGTCACCCAGAATGGCATATTCAACAAGATGTTATTCCTTTATTAAATGGTAATTGTACATTTGTAACTTGTGATGGAACAGAACACACTTTAAATACTAAATGGGATATGATAATTGCACACCCACCATGTACTCATTTAGCAGTTAGTGGAGCAAGACATTTTGAAAAAAAACGTATTAATGGCAGTCAAGAAAAGGCAATTGAATTTTTTATGTCTATTTATAATGCTGATTGCGATAGAATATGTGTTGAAAATCCAGTAAATATAATCAGTGGTAATTATATAAAAGAGCATTTTCCACAACTTGCCGAAAGATATAATTTTCCTATTAAACCATCACAAATTATTCAACCATTATTTTGGTGAACCACATCGCAAAAAAACTTGTTTATGGTTAAAAGGATTGTCCTTGTTAATACCCACTAATGTTGTAGAAGTCACGGATATAAAAACATATATAAAACGAAATGGAAAAACAACTACATATTCAGATTGGTATAATAAAGGTGGAAAGGAACGTCAAAAAATGCGTTCTAGGACTTTTTTAGGCGTTGCTAGAGCCATGGCTGAACAATGGGGTTAATTTTCATGATTAATGTGAAATAAGTGTTGGCAAGGACATTAAGGAAAAGGATAAAAGTACGCCTTGAATGGCGTGATAAATAAAGGAGGAAAAGTTTATGGCAGAAAACAAACCATCAAAGGATTTATTAAAAATCAAGGAATGTATGGGTGAACATTGGAGAATTTGTCATGTGGATTGGGAACTTTGCTTATATCGTGAGTTTAGTAACGGTGTAAGTATTGAAGTTAGTGGGTTGAACAATAGTAAAAAATATAAAGAAGTTAATGTTTATGTTTGGTGCTTTTCAAACAGTAAAGAGCATCTTCCAATGACAATAGTGATTTATAACAGAATTAGGACTTTTGAACTTTTAAAAAGTATTTTAAATCTTATCGTTGCAGAATGGTCTTGCAAAACCGCAAATGAAGTAGAAAAGTATCATAGTATACTTTATACTTCAAACTATATATCAGACATGGAACATCATTATATGTCACCTTTGAGTGTACACCCTAAAAAATTCCCTCTTCCTACGTTCTTTAGTGAAACAAGACAAGGAACAGACTTTGAATTTAACTTTTTAAAAGGATATTGCTACGAATAAAGGAGTGTAAAATTATGGCAGAACGCAGAATGTTCTCAAAAACTATTATAGATAGTGATATGTTCTTAGATATGCCATTGTCTACACAAGCACTATACTTTCACTTGTCTATGCGTGCCGATGATGAAGGATTTATAAACAATCCTAAAAAAATTCAGCGTATGATAGGCGCGAGTGACGACGATATGAAGGTTTTAATTGCAAAGCAGTTTATAATTCCTTTTGATAGTGGAATTGTGGTAATCAAACACTGGAGAATACACAACTATATTCGTAATGACCGATTTAAGCCAACTATATGTGAGGAAGAAAAATCGCATATTACTGAGAGAAATGGTATTTATGATTTAAGCAAAATGCCTTCGATTAAGCAAACTGGTAGTCAAGTGGTATACCAAACGGATACCACTGGTATACCAAGTGACAACCAAGTGGTATACCAAATGGATACACAGGATAGGATAGGTAAGGATAGGTTAGATAAGGATAATATAGGTAAGGATAGTATAGCTTCAGTTGAGGCTTCGCCTACAACTGAACTCACTACCCCTACAAATACAAAACAAAAAGAAGTTAAACACAAACATGGTGAGTATCTACACGTACTATTAACGGATAAACAGTATACATCTTTGATTGAAAAGTATGGACAGACTATCATAGATGGATACATTCAAAAGATAGACGAATGGATACAGTTAAAAGGTAAATCGCCTTATAAGGATTTCAACCTTGCTATACAGAATTGGCTCAAAAAGGATAACGTTCAACCTATGATAGCTAATAATCAAAATCAAGATAATGGTGGGTGGTGGTAATATGAATAGCTTTGCAGAAACTACTCTACAAGCGTTTGAAAAGATTTCAAAGGTATCCACATATACCAAAGAGGGCGAACGCTATATGGGTGCAGATGGCTTAATATATTGCTCTAAGTGTAACACTCCTTTACAGAAATCTATTAACTTTGGTGGTAGAGTTCTAAATATGCCTGTAATGTGTCAGTGTCAAACTTTGGAGGAAGAACGCAATCGTAAAATACTTGAACAACAAAACCACGAGGTATATACCAACAGATTGAAACAGTTGGGTTTTAGTAACAAGTACTATCTAAATTGCACTTTCGACAAGGACGATAAGGCTAATCCAAATATTTCCGAATTGGCTCATAAGTATGTGGAAAAGTTCAATAGATTCTATGCTAAAGGCTTAGGATTACTCTTTATGGGCAGTTGTGGAAACGGTAAAACGTTCATATCTGCGTGTATTGGGAACGCTTTAATCGAAAAAGAGTACTCTGTATATATGACTTCAATCAGTGACCTTGTAAATCTTATGTCTAAGGATTTTGGGAATAATCGTCCAGAATTAATTGAAAAGCTATCTAATGTGGATTTGCTCATTCTTGATGACTTAGGTACTGAAAACATCTTAGACGGTAGAAAATCTAACACCATAGAATTGACTTACAAGATAATCGATAGTCGATATATTTCCAACAAGCCTATGATTATCTCCACTAACCTAGATATATCGTCTATGCTTAGTTCCAACAACTTGAATATCAACCTTAGACGCATCTTTGAACGTATTCTACAACGTTGCAAGCCTTTTGATTTAGGCTCTAATAACAGACGTAAAGCACAAAGTCGTATCAATAGCGAGGATTTTAACTCTATTTTAGAGGCTAACTTATGTTAAAAAATTTTAAGAAGGAGGAAAAAACTATGCCAAGAGGAAAAACATGGTTTAAAGAAGAAATTCAGTTGTTATATGAACTATCTTCGGAATACACGCCACATCAAATTGCCAAGAAGATTGGTCGAACTACTGGACAAGTAGTATCTAAGCAAAAAAAAAAGAATATACAAGGTTTTTGCATCGCAAATGTGAAGTACATCTCATGTAGAGCTCTTGCGAATATCTTACAAGTAGACTCTCATGTTGTACTTCGTTGGAAGAACATATATGAAGACTTTCCAAAACGAAAGGTTAAAGTAGTATATTCTTGCAGAGAGTTTGTAGTCTTTGATAAAATTCTAGGTTGGTTAGAAGGACATCAAGAACTATTCGACGCATCTAAGGTTGAACCTTATGCATTTACTATTGAGCCTCAGTGGTTAAAGGATAAACGCACTATAGACTATCAAAAACATCAAAGCCGCAACGCTCTAGCATGGACTTCCGAAGATGATAGTCGCCTTGTGTTTTTAACCAAATGCGGAAAAACTCCCACAGAGATTGCTAATGAACTACAAAGGACTGTAGGAAGTATCTACCATAGAAAGTCGCTTTTAGGATTAACTGTATCACGAAAGGAGAATAAAATAAATGACTATTCAAGAAGTTAAGAACTATCTAAGCCAAGCGTACTACATCGATAAGAGGGTGATAACCCTACAAGATGAATTAACTATGCTAGAAAGCAAACTAGAACGCTGTACGGCATCGTATACTAGCATTAGAGGGGGTGGAAGTCAACCTACTTTTGAGTATAATCTTGATAAGGTTATGAAATATCGTGAAATGTTAAACCATGAGATTGATAATCTTATAGAACGCAAAAGAAATATTAAGCAAACCATAGCAAAGTTAGACAACGACAAAGAAAGATTAATATTATACAAAAAATACATAAACTTCCAAACTTTTGAGAGCATCGCCGATGATTTAGATATCACTCCAAGACAAGTATATAAAATTTACAAAAAGAGTTTAGAAAATTTGCAAGAGTTCATTGAAGTTCAGTATTGATATATGATATTATTATACTCAAGAGAGTAAGGGAAAACGATGAACCTCCTTTTTAGATAAAGTAGCTATATTAACAAGCCGTTCTAGTGTAAGCTAGGGCGGTATCTTTATGCCAAGAAAGGTCGTGGGGTATGTCTAAATTAACTGAAAAGCAAAAGCGTTTCTGTGAGGAATATCTCATAGACTTAAACGCCACACAAGCATATATTAGAGCTGGATATAAGGCTACTAACAATAAAGTAGCCGAGGCTAATGCTAGAAAATTACTCGCAAAATACTCGGTTAGCGAATACATAAAAGAACTAAGAGAAAAGCAATCAGAACGCACTGAAATTACTGCTGATGAAGTCATCAAAGAATTAAAAACCGTCGCCTTTGCTGATACTAAACTCCAAGGAAAAGACAAAGTTAGAGCCTTAGAGCTATTGGGGCAACATTTAGGAATGTTCACGGAAAAGGTATCTGTTACCACGGAAAATAAACTTCCAGAGCTTTTGGAGGCTTTAAAAGAGTAAATTGTATTTTTGTAGCGTATATAAGATATCACATAGTTATGTGGTTTGTGGATATCAAAAAAGTTACTAGCTACAAAGATACTTTTACTAGTAACAATATATGGCTAAATTCAAGGTGTATCTACATAAGTGTGTAAAGTTCAATATAATGGGTAATTATATTGAATTTATCGATTGTATTTTCTTGGGGGTGTGATTTTTGACTTTAAAAATTGGTAGTAAATATAAAGATTTCTTAAAAACTTCTGCGAGTGTAGAGTTCTTAGAGGGAACTACATCAGCTGGAAAGACTACTATAGGTGTGATAAAGTTCATGTTAAAGGTTGCTGAGAGTTCTAAAAAGTTGCATATTCTGTCTGGTTTGGACCTTGGAACTATCGAAAAGAATATAATCAATAAAGATTTAGGCATTAAAGATATATTCGGCTCTTTGGTTGAGTACAATCCTAGGGGCAAAGGAGAAAATACTTTGCCACATATTGTATTTAAAGATAAGATTATCTATGTACTTGGCTATGATAACAAGGCACGTTGGAAAAAGGCTCTTGGTGGTCAATATGGTTGCCTGTATATCGATGAGATTAATATAGCTGATATGGAATACGTTCGAGAAAGTTCTATGCGTTGCGACTATTTGATAGGTACTCTTAACCCTGATGACCCCAATCTAGCTATATACAAAGAGTATATTAACCATTCAAGACCTCTTGAAAAGTATATCCAAGACACTCCTATTGAGATTTTAAACGCTTTATCGGAAGAACCAAAGCCTAATTGGGTGCATTGGTTCTTTTCTTTTAACGATAATGTAGGACTTACTCCAGAAAAGATAGAACAGATTAAGACGAACGTTCCAAGGGGTACTAAACTTTGGAAAAATAAAATCTTGGGGTTGCGAGGTCGTGCAACTGGATTGGTTTTTAGTAACTTCACGAAAGAGAACGTTAAAGATGTCGAATATTTTAAAAATCTAAGGTTTAAGTACTTCACTTGTGGCGTAGATACGGCTTATTCACAAAATTCTGCTGATACTATCGCACTAATGTTTTGTGGCATTACCGAAGATGGTACTTTTTGTATTCTAAATGAGGAAGTTTATAACAATTCCAATTTAGAAACTCCACTTGCTCCCAGTGATGTAATTGTCAGGCTATATGATTTCCTTGAAAGAAATCGCAAAGATTGGGGCTTATCCCGTGATGTTTTCATAGATAGTGCAGACCAATCGACCATTATGGAGGCTAAAAAGTTCAAAACTAAAAAAGGCATAGTGTATAACTTTATAGGTGCATACAAGAAAACTCAAATTATCGATAGAATACACTTTCAGCTTGGCTGGATAGCTAACTTTAAATACTTAGTATGTGGCAGTTGCAAGAACCATCTAGCTGAACTAGAAAGCTACTCTTGGCAAGAAGACAAATACTTACCAGAAGATAGTCATGACCATACTATCAACGCTGTACAGTATGCTTTTTTACCGTTTAAATCCAAAATAGGCTAAAGGGAGTGATATTATCAACATTATGGATATTATTAGAAATAAGTTGCAGGACTTTTTGAACATTCAACCAGCTACACGACAGAGTATAAGCATCATAGAGCCGTACACTTTTGAGGTTAACTGCTTAAAAAATTTGATATGGTATCGTGGGGATAGTTCCGAATTGGAACAGTTTTACAAGCAAATCCAATCAACTTCCGCCGATAGTTTGAAATTTTGGGCAAGTCAAAGTACTTTTGGACTTGAAATTAGAAAAATTCACACTGGATTACCTGCTTTAATAGTCGATACTCTTACTTCCATAGTAGTTAGGGACTTTAATTCAGTAGATTTTGATAACCCACAACTTGAAAGTATCTGGAATGACATAGATAAGGAAAACAACTTCAAAGATATCCTGTCAAAAGCTATAACCGATGTTCTTGTGCAAGGTGATGGAGCGTTTAAAATATCGTTCGATAGCGACTTTATTATGCCTATCATAGAGTTTTATCCCTCAAATAGTGTAGATTTTCATTACAATAGGGGCAGAATTAAAGAAATTGTTTTCAAAACACCATATTTTCACAAAGATACCAAGTATACACTTCTAGAGCATTATGGCTATGGATATGTATCTTATGAACTTTATAAAGGCGATAAACTTATCCCAATTGATAGTATTCCACCCACAAGACACTTACAGTCTGCCAAGTTTGATAGTTCATTAATAATGGCAGTTCCTTTTATGGTGTTTAAATCTTGCAAATTCCACGGCAGAGGACAATCGATATTGGAAAAGAAATCCGACTGTTTCGATAGTTTTGACGAAATCTACTCACAATGGATAGATGCACTTCGCAAAGGCAGAACTAAAACATATATTCCAGAAAACTTAATTCCAAGGAACCCCCATACTGGTGAACTTATGCATTCTAACGCTTTTGATAACACTTTCATTGCAGTTGGCGACAACTTACAAGAAAATGCTAAAAATCAAATTCAACTTGACCAACCACAAATCCAACATGATAGCTATTTAGCTACATATATTACTGCTCTAGATTTGTGCTTGCAAGGTTTAATATCAATTAGCACTTTGGGTATTGATACTAAAAAACTTGATAATGCAGAGGCTCAAAGAGAAAAAGAAAAGGTAACTCTCTACACTCGCAATAAAATTGTAGAAACTATACAAAATACAGTGCCTAAGTTTATTGAAATTGCAATAAATTCGTACTTAATGAGTATAAATAAGCCTATCCAAGAGGTTAAATGTTCCATAAGTTTTGGTGATTATGCTAATCCAAGCTTTGAAAGTCAGGTTGAAACGGTGGGCAAAGCGAAAACTCAAGGCATCATGTCAATCGAGCGTTGCGTTGAGGAACTCTATGGTGATACTCTTACGGAAGAAGAAAAACAAGACGAAATAACGAGGTTAAAAGCTGAACAGGGTATAACAACCTTAGAAGATAGTCTAATATTAGGTGACTTAAATGTATGATATCACTAAAATATTTCAAGAGATTGAAAATCAATTGATATCTTCCATGTGTAGAAACCTTTCAAGGCATATTGATGAGGAACAGGAAGCAGACGTAAACTATCCACAATGGCAGACCAAACAACTTCAAGCACTCGAACGCTATCGCAAAGAGAATTTAAAAGAGTTCTCAAAACAGTTTGAAGATATCAATAATGGCTTGAAAAAGTATCTTGAAATGATCTATAATAACTCCAAAACTGCTACCGAACACGATATTATTAGCAATCTTGATAAAAATTCCGATGCTATTGGGGTAAATCAAGAGAAGTTGAATGCCTTAATTAAATCTGTTACGGACGACTTCCAAAAGGCTGAATATTCCCTTTTAAGACGCTCTAATGATTTATATAGGCAGACTATATACAAGGCTCAGGTTGGGCTTAATACGGGTTCTATAACGCTAAATCAGGCAATAGATATGGCTACCAAAGACTTTTTATCCAATGGAATAAACTCCATACGATACAAGAATGGAAATTTAGTGAACATTGCAAGTTATTCCGAGATGGCTCTAAGAACTGCTGAAAAACGTGCTACTATGTATGGTGATGGCGAAAAGTGTCAAGAATGGGATATTGATACTGTCGTAGTGTATGGTCATAATGGAGCTTGTCCTTTATGTTCACGATGGCAAAACAGAGTATATATCGATGATGTTTATAGCAATGGAAAGCCTAACAATAAATATCCATTGCTTTCGGTAGCCATTCAGGGTGGATTGTATCACCCAAACTGCAAATGTCCACCACCACAAACTTACATAGAGGGCATTACAGAACCTCCAACACAAAAAGCTCCACAAGAACTTGAAAAAGATATCCAAAATTATAACCTTGAGCAAGTTCAACGCTACAATGAAAGACAAATCCGAAAGTATAAAAGGCTAGAGGCTAACTCTCTTGACGATGCAAACAAAAAAAGATACTCTTTAAAGGTTAAAGAATGGCAATCTAAACAAAGAGAGTTTATTAACACCCACCCTGAAACACTTAGAAGAGACTATTCAAGAGAAAAGGTTAGAGTTCTTAATATTACTGAACCTCCTAAAAATGCTACAGATATTACTCCCATTGCTAAAAGTAGCTTGACTTTTTCAAATAGTAATGGTAAAATAAATCCTGAAGATACCTCAAATAAGTTTGATTTTAATATTAGACCTTTAGGAGAAAATGCCAAAGAATTTCAATATACATATCTGGAACAGTATAGAAATACTTCCCCTAAATATATTGAGGCTTTAACTTATCGTTTTAACAACGGCAGTGAAAAAATGCAAAGTTTATTTTTAAACTACGTTCCATATAATTCTGTGGCAATTAGCAATCTGCCGATAGGAGAAACTCCAAAGTTTTCTCCTAAAACTAAAAAAATATATATGAACTTTCTCGTTGATTATATGAAAAATGGTGATGGAAATGGTATCGGGGCAAGATACTTCCATGAACATGGTCATCTTATAGATAATGCCTTAGGAAATATTTCAATTAATAATAAAAGCTTTTTAGAAAACCTAAAAAAGGATTTTAGAAATTTAATAAAAAAAGTTCAAAATGATAAGAACTTATCAGTAAAAGAAGTTAATGAAATAATTCGTCAAACAATACTAAATCCCAGAACAGATAATGGTATTTCTGATGTGATTCATGGACTATCTTATGAAAATATTGTTGGTTGTGCGACACATCCTAAAACTGAAAGCGGTTCATATTGGAATAAAAATACGATTCCACAAGAAGCCTTTGCGCATATGTTTGAAACACAATTTGATAAAGCAAAGTATGACAAAATGAAAGATTTTTTCCCAACTGCCTTGAAAGAATTTGAAGATATGTTAGAGGAGTACTATTAATGAATAACATCAATAAAACCAAAGACGAAATATTAGTTGATTTAATGGACAAGCATTATAATAAATTTGATTATTATCCAGATATGAATGGAAAAATTTATGATATTTCTTTTAAAGCAATACTTGGTATATATGATAGTGAAACCGATGAGCTTATTAGTATACTTCAAAAAAGCATTGATGACAATATTGACTATCTTCCAAAAAGGTATGGCTTTGACCCTAAGACTTTTGAGGGAGATATTAATGCTGATGTTATTAACTAAAAAGGAAAATAAGATATCCTTAGACAAATCCATATATAACGATAAAAGCACCATTAATTTATTATGGTGCTTTTAGTATACCCAAAATACCCCTTAAAATGCCACACAATCGCTTTTAGTAGGCTTAGTAGTGAAATTATACTACCAATAATTAAAAGCCGTTTAAAAGGCATTTAAATGCTAATTAAAGAATATTTTAAGCACCTATTTTTTAGGTGCTATTTTTGTACCCAAATGGAAGGAGGTTTAAGTATGAAAAAAATATGGCGACTTGTATTCGATTTTCCTACTTTTGTAGGATTTTTTAGCAACTATAATATATAGAAAGGAAGATTTAAATGGCAGAAGAAGTAAAAGAAATCCCAAAGGTTGAAGAAAATCCACCAGTAGAGGAAGCTCCAAAGGATAAACCAGAGGAACAATCCAAAAAAGAGGATACTTCAATTGAGGAAGTTAAACCAACAGAACCTCAAAAAGAAGACAACTCTAAGCAGATTGAGGAACTTAAAACTCAAATTAAAGAGTTAGAAACTCAAAATATAGGCTTAATGGTTGCTCTTGAGATAGGCTTAGATATTAAAAATGCTGATGCCGTTCTAAAACTCGCAGACTTATCCACTGCTTATGATAAGAATGGAAAAATCAATAAGAACTCTTTAAGAACGGCTATCAATAAGGTTTTAGAAGAGTACCCAATCTTCAAACCACAGAATAACCAACATAGCGGAATTGTAATTGGTGGTAATGGTACTACTTTGCCAGCTCAACATATAGAACAGAAAGAAAAACCAATCGCACAAAAGCGTTGGAACAGATTTAATAATTAGAAAGGAAGTTTTTAACTATGGCTTTAAACTATGCAGAATCTTGGAGCAATGAACTCCTTGAAATTAGAAGACAGAACAGTATAACCAGTCCATTTATAACACAAAATGTCAAATGGCTAAACAGTAAGACGTTCCACTTTACTCTAATGAGTACAAGTGGCTTTAAGAACCACTCCAGAGCAGGTGGCTGGAACAGAGGAACATACTCCCAAACCGATAAGACTTTCACACTAACTCACGACAGAGATATTGAGTTCTTAGTAGATAAGGCAGATGTAGACGAAACTAATGCTACTGCATCTATACAGAACATATCTAAAGTTTTTGAACAGACACAAGCCTCCCCAGAAACAGATGCTCTATTCTTCAGCAAGATAACCGCTCAAGCAAAGACCAGTGAACTCTATACTAATACTGCCTTGAGTTCTTATACTAAGTCGAACGTCTTTGAAAAGTTAAAGGGTATGCTCAAGCAAGGTAGATTAAGAGCCTACAAAGGCAACGGCTCTTTAATTATGTATGTAAACTCTACTATTATGGATTTATTAGAGCAATCTACAGCATTTACTCGCAAGATTGAGATGACTCAAATATCCGAAGGTGGTATTGGACTTGAAACTCGTGTAACTGATATCGATGGTATGACCGTGATGGAAGTCATTGACGATGATGTATTCTACGATGCTTTCAACTTCAACGGTACTAATGGCGGTTACGAACTTATATCCAACACTTCGCATAAGTTGAACGTTTGCATAGCATCGCTTGAAACTTGTAAGATAGTTCCTAAGATTGCAAGTATTTACTACTTTGCTCCTGGTTCGCATACTCAAGGCGATGGCTATTTGTATCAAAACAGAGAACTTTCCGACGTGTTTGTGTTCCCTAACGGTTTAAATGGTAAGGTTGATAGCATCTTTGTAGATATCGACACCACTGCTTACACTACCGAATAGCCATGATATACACTACTTATGAATATTACAAGTCTAATGGCGGTACTCTTGATGAAGATATCGCCATTAAGTATATTAAAAAAGCCAGTCACAAAGTGGATAGCTTAACTTTTAATCGCATAGTAGGGTTAGGCTTTGATAATCTTACTGAATTTCAACAGAATATTATAAAAGAAGTTATTTGTTTAATCGCTGATTTTGATTACAATACTTCATTAAACGTAGGTTTGACTAGCTATAGTATCAATGGAGTATCTATGAACTTTGATAAATCCAATTTAGTAACAGTAAATGGAATAGAAGTTGAAAAAGATACTTATTCTCTGTTATCTCAAACTGGATTAACGTATTTAGGAGGTGTTTAACATGAAATATCCACAACTTGTACCCAATATGGTATGTACTACACCAGTACATCTAATATTGAACGGCGAAGATTTAAACCGATACGGACAACCTATGGAGGTTTTAAATTTAGATACTACTTGTAACTATCAATGCACATCGCAAAGAACCATCGAAGATAAACAGATAGTTATAAAAACAGTCGCAACACTTTTGTTTAATGGTGATATCGTTCCAGAACTTGATGAAATTACATCAGGAACTGCTGAAATATCTGGCGAAGTTAGACAGATTGAAAAAGGTTCAAAGGTTCGCAATCCAGATGGAACGGTGAACTATACAAGGATATATTTAAAATGATTACTTGTACTCCAAGCATTCAAATGGATAATGATACCTTACAAAGACTATCAAGAAATAGTATTAAGGCTCTGGAACTCACTGCTGACCAAGTAAAAGGTGATGTTATTCGTGCAAGAGTTATTCCAAAAGATGTAGGTATTCTTGAAGATAGTATCTATTGTGACTATTCGCAAAGCAATCAAGGGAAAGTTTTTATCTCTACTGGGGCAAATGGTGATACTCCTACGCCTTATGCAAGACGACTATACTTCCACCCAGAATACAACTTTAGAACCTCCAAAAATCCTAACGCCAAGGGCAAATGGTTTGAAGATTGGATATCTGGAAGTAAAAAAGATTTTGCTCAAGAAAAGTTTAAGGCAATCTACAGACGTTTGGAGGAAGTTTAAATGCTATTTTGTGATGATATTCTATCTTTAATAGAGGGTTTTAATCTAGCTGAACACTACTACATAGGCAAATTAGACAATAAAAAAGATAAATCCATAGGGGTTTATAATGGCGATAGGCTACCGTATCATGTTAGTTTGGGAGGCTTTGAAAACAATCTATATAATATGCAAAGATTTACCATCTTAGTGCATTGGACTTCTAACCCACACGATACAGAGGTTATTGCAAATATTTTATATGAAAAGATATCAAAAGTTACGAACATATATATTAATACTAAATATATCTATTATGTAAATATGTTGTATAACTCATCTATTGACGTATCAACAGACGATAAAGGCATATACGAACGTGTAATAGATATTGAAGTATATTCCAGAAAGGATTGATTTTATGTCTAAATTAGTTTCTGCAGGAGTTTTTCCTGTACATAATAACAAATTTGAAGTTTCTACTGGTACGGAAACTTTTTCAACTATAGCAGAACTTGAAAGTTTCTCACCTGCCTTTGATAATACCATAGAAGAATGGTACTCTATGGATAATGAGGGTTGGAAGTCTGCTCTTTTAACTGGCAAGGCTTGGGGATTGACTCTAAGTGGAAAACGTCATATTGGCGATGCTGGTCAAGATTTTATCTGCGATAAGCTATTTTCTATCGGTCAAGATGCCTACGCAACTTTTAAATGGACTATGCCATCGGGAACAGTAATAACTCAACAGATGGTAGTATCTGTAACTAATGTAGGTGGTGGCGATACTACTAATGTAGCTCCTTTTGAGGTTGAATTAACTTCAAATGGCAAACCTACAATATCCACAACAGAATAGGAGGCTAATATATGAAATCTAAAATTATAGACCTAACCGAAAAGTTTACTACTGAAAGACCCATCATAAAGATAGGCGAAAAAGAGTATCCAGTAGATAATTCTACCGAAAATGTTCTGTCATTAGGTAATATAGATAATTCTAAATCCGAAAATGAGTATATTTTAGAATATCTTAACAAAACCTTAGGCGAAAAAGCAGTAAAGGAAATAGATATATTAAAATATCCATTCAATGTTTTAATGGAACTTTTCTATGCTGTAACATCTGCCATCACTGAGGAAGATATCGAAACTATAAAAACTCGATTTCAAAAATCCAAAGAATAACATCACTTGGTACGATATCTATGAGGATTGGGGCTTAATTGAAGCCTCATTCCTTAAAGAGTATGGCATTAGATTACGTCAAGAGGTTTCTAATTTGGCTTGGGGTGAGTTCTGTTCATTACTATCTGCTATAGGTGAAGATACACCTTTAGGCAGAGTAGTCGCCATTAGATGCGAAGATGATAGAGAACATCTAAAGTATTTTACTCCAAAGCAGAGAGAAATTCGCACAACTTGGCGAATTGAACATACTCCTAAGTATAAGGAAACAGAATATAATCAAGCTATGGCAAACTTTGAAAAAATTTTAATTTCGCTATCAGGCAATAGTCAAAGGAAGTGATGCAATGTCGGAAACTGTTGGTAATATAGATTTACAACTTGGAATTAATCAAAATGATTTCAATAGGCAATTAGGAAATATTCAAAATACTGCACAACGCACGGGAAATATTTTGTCAAATGCTCTAACTGGTGGTGGAAATATCGCCGATACAGTAAATAAAACAGTTACAAATCCTCTAAAATCTGGATTAAACTCCATCGGTAATGGATTTTCTAAGTTAGGAAGTCTAATTGCAGGAGCTTTTGCAGTAAACTCTATAAAAGAGTTCGTATCATCGTGCTTAGACTTAGGTTCGGATTTAGCAGAAGTTCAAAACGTTGTAGATGTTACTTTCAGCTCCATGGCTGATAGTGTTAATGCTTTCTCTAAAAACGCTATGACGCAGTTTGGTCTATCGGAAACAGTTGCTAAAAAGTATATGGGGACTTTTGGAGCAATGTCCAAAGCGTTTGGATTTACTGAACAGCAATCTTATGATATGGCTAAAGCTGTAACTGGTCTTACTGCTGATGTGGCATCTTTTTATAACCTATCTTCCGATGAGGCTTACTACAAAATGAAATCCATTTGGACGGGCGAAACTGAAAGTCTAAAAGATTTAGGCGTTGTAATGACTCAAACGGCTTTAGACCAATATGCTCTTGCCAATGGCTACGATAAGACCACTGCAAAAATGTCCGAACAGGAAAAAGTTGCATTAAGATATCAATTTGTTTTAGAACAACTTTCACTTGCTCAAGGGGATTTTTCTCGAACTAGCGACGGTTGGGCAAATCAAACTAGAGTACTCGCTTTAAGGTTTGATAGCTTAAAGGCATCTTTTGGGCAAGGTTTTATTAACGCATTTACTCCGATAATACAAAGTATCAACTTGTTACTATCAAAACTACAAATATTAGCAGATAAGTTCAAAGATTTTACCGAAAATATCTTTGGAAACCGTGGCAATAACGATACTTCAGCTGATGTTCTTTCTGGAAGTCTATCTAATGCTACAGAAAATTCCAATGCACTTGGCGATAGTGCAGTTAAGACCTCTAAGAAATTGAAATCCTTAATGGGTTTTGACGAAATTAACAGACTTTCGGACAATTCCGATGATACTGAAAGTACTGCGAATAATATAGAGATTCCTACTATTGATGATTTAAACCCTAATGAAGGCTTAGATATCACTACAGGTAAACTCAAAGATATCCTAAAGTTTCTAAACAAGATTAAAGATATCGCTAAAAGTATAGCTAATATATTCCTAAAAGGTTTTAAGATAGGCTTTGGAAATACTAACTTCGATAATATTAAGAAATCTTTACAGAGTATAAAATATGCCTTAATAGATATATTTACTAACTCAAAAGTGTTGAACTCCACTAAAAATTGGGCTAAAAGTGTAATTTTCAACTTAGGCGAAGTAACTGGAAGTATAGCAAGTATTGGTGTAACTATCGCAGAATTGCTTGTAGGAAGTTTTGAAAAATATCTAACACAAAATAAAGATAGAATAGTAACTGCTATAACTACCATGTTAGATATCTCTACAGAGATAAATAATCTAATAGGTGACTTATTTGTATCTATTGCAGATATTTTTACTGTTTTCCGTAGCAATGACGCTAAACAGATAGGTGCGGATATTATAAATATCTTTGCTACTACTTTTAGCACTCTAAATTTGATAGTTTCTATTGCTATTAAGAATATAATTTCAACATTTGCCAAGCCAATCGTAGATAACACAAATAAACTTAAAGAGGTTTTTAATGGGTTATTATCTATATTAAAAACCGTTTCTAGCAATATTAGTGGTATATTTTCTGCTACTGGCGATACTTTTAACGCAGTATATCAAGAAAAGCTAAAACCTGCCTATGATAAAATTTTTAATGTATCTAGTGAGGTTTTTAGCACTCTATGTGATGTTATCGATAAAGATGTACTTCCAGTATTACAAAGTTTAGCCAATAAGTTTAAAGATATATCCGAAAAGTACATTAAACCAGCTATAGAAGATATTATCAACACTTTAGGCGATATTGTTGAAAATGTATCTGTTTTTATGGATACTGTAATAAAACCTATCGCAAATTTTATCATCAAGAATATTGTTCCACCTATTATTGAAGTATTTAAATTCTTATCTAGTACAATATTAGATATCATAGGCTTAATTGTCAACGTCTTTAAGAACTTAGTCGGAATTATAGGTGATTACATATCGATAATAGTCGGAATTGTCACGGGTGATGGAGAAAAAGTCAAAAATGCTATAAAAGATATCATTGATAGGCTTAATGATAATTTTCTATCATTAGTAGATACTATCAAGGCTATATTTAAAGATGCTTGGAACAGTATAACTAGTATCTTTAACCTAGATAGCGTTAAATCTCACTTTGATAGCATTATGGATAGTATATCTAATAGCGTTAAGGGAGGCTTAAACACCCTTATAGATTGGGTTAATGGTGCTATAGACAGATTAAACTCTTTCCAAATAGATATCCCAGACTGGCTTACAGAATTAACTGGATTACAAACTTTTGGTTTAAATATTCCAAACATTCCAAAATTAGCCAATGGTGGTATAGTAAAACAACCCACTCTGGCTATGGTAGGCGAATACTCTGGAGCAAATTCTAATCCTGAGGTTATAGCTCCATTGGACAAACTAACTAGCTTAATGGCATCTAAGAGTAACAATGCAGATATAGTATCTGCTTTAGAACGTATTGCAGAACTACTTATAAATCAAAAAGAACCACAAGTAACAGTCATGCTATCGGATAATGATATATCTAATGCTATGCTAAGATATAATGTCAAAACTGGAGGTAAATAACTATGAGTTGGAATATAAATGGATTTCCTATCCCATCGCCTGATACAGATAGCTATAAAATTGAACGTAATGATATAGATAGTTCTCAAACTGGAAGACTAGACAATGGCTATATGTTCCGTGAACGCATTAGAACTGGTGTATATAAAGTATCTTGTACATGGCATTTGACTAGTCTACAAAAGACAAATTTAGAAAGTTTATTGCTATCGAGTTCAAATATAAGTTTTACATTCTTAGATGGTAGTACATTTATTACTAAAACTATGTACTGCTCTAAGACCTCTAGCGATTGTATTAGTATTCTAAACGATGGATTATGGCTCTTTTCAGCAAATTGTGAGGAGGTTTAATATATGCAAGATGTATCTAGTGAGTACATATTAGCCACAAAACAGTATACTAGAACTACTCTAACAAGTTATGTTTTCACTCTTAACGATGGTACTTCCTTTACCATAGATGAAAATTCAACTAAAGGCAACTGTACAATATCAACGCAGTGCGTAGATGGTAATGGATTTAATCTAGGTTCAGCCTGTATAGGCGAAGTATCATTCTCAATAGATAGCAACTCTTGTGATGAGAACACTCTGTTAGGTTCTGCTGTCTTAGTTAAGCATGGAATATATACTCAAAATGGATTTGAATGGCTAAATATGGGCGTATTCACTGTAACTAAAGCTACCAAGAGTGGTTCTTTTATAAGTATATCTGGCAGTGATAACATTAAACGCTTTGATAAATCTTTTTATGATAGCGACGACTATAACAATCGTGTGAATACTATAGTAGTTGGTTTATCTAATTTGGACACTTTATATAATCATTTGCTATTTTTATGCAATAGTTGTAACGCTACTTTAGGACAAACACAAGAAGAAATACAAGCCCTAGAACTCTATGAAACAGGACAAAGCAATCTATATAAGATAGAAAATGGCACAATTACCGCATCTCCTCGTGATTTTTTATCTTATATAGCACAACTATTGGGTGGTTTCGCCTACGCAGATTACAACGGATATATAAAAATTAAACGCTTTGGAACATCTGCTATATATGATATAGGTTACCCTCAAGTTGCTACAGATGGATTACAAGAAAGCAAGTTTAAAATGCAACTATATGGCGGATACTATCAAGATGAAGATAATTCATGGTGTAAGGTGTGGTATCCTACCTATGAGGGTTTAGCTAATAGTATCATTGTGGATACCTCTAATAATCTATTCTTACAAGCCTACTATCAAGATAACGACTTACCTATGGATTGTATAGGTAATATATGTCTTGCTGTTGGAAGTATCTCATATATTCCTTATGATATATCAATTATAGGTAATCCTGCTTTGGAATTAGGCGACTGTATAACGATTTTCGATAAACATGGTAATAGCTTTATTTCGGTAATAACTAACATATCATGGCAATCAAGAGGTATGCAATCGCTTAAATGTGTCGGTGAAGATACAAGAACTCTAGGTAGTAACATTAGAAATCAAACTACTAGATTGGCTGAAACTACTCAAAAAAAGATTAATGATATCAAAGGCATCGATATTAAAGAGGAAGATTTCAAAAACTTAGATATTTCTACTATAAAAGAGGGACAAACAGTTTATGTCTATTAAAAATATTCACAGGAACTCCTTTAGTGATACTCCTACCACTATAAAACGTAAGGTAGATAACAATCTATATGATATCAAAAAGGCTTATACTAAAATTAATGGTAATCTTGTGTTAGTTTGGGATATAACAGAAAGCAAATATTTCATAATCAAGCTAACAAAAACTAGTAAGCAGATGAAAGTAACTATAAACACTTCTGATTTACTATTAATGACAACTTTTCCATACAAGCATCTTGAGAATGGAGCAATCGACTATGGCGATGGTTCTAGTACTGAAATTAACTCTACAGAATACAAATATACACATACCTACGATGACAGTATTACAGATACTACAATTACAATAAAATCTAATGATACCATTGTAGACTTTTATAAAAACTTCTGCAACTTTGAAAACGCCGATGCTTATATAATAATTCCGAACTCAATTACTGCAATAGGAAGTGCTAAATTCTCTCCATCAAGCAGTGATGATTGTTACAAAAACTTAGTAGGCGTTACTATTCCAGATAGTGTTACTACTATTGGTGAAAGTACTTTCGAGGGTTGTTCTAAGCTAAAAGAATTGATATTGCCTAGCAGTGTTACGATATGCAGTGAGTATATGTGTAAAAATTGCACATCACTAACATACGTTTCAGCTAAAAATATAAAAATTATCTCCAACGATGCATTTTCTGGGTGTTCTAGTCTATCAAATATTGAATTAGATAACGTTATAGCTATCTATAATGCTTTCTATAGGTGTTCATCACTTGATAGTATAAAACTGCCTAACACGTTGCAAATGCTCGGAAATGGCTCGTATGCGTTCTATGAGAGTACTCACAACATATATTTTGATGGGGCTAAATCGGAATGGGAAAACATTAGCAAAGGAAACTTTTGGTCAAGAAATCTAAACGTTGCTTATACAGTATACTGTACAGATGGCAACATAGACTATACAATAATCCATTAAGGAGGCATATTCATGATTTTATCGAAAACAGAAGATTTAAATGCAAACGTTGAGAAAAAAATTGAGTTTAATGGAGGTTTGCACTTAAAAATAAAAAATCTTGGCGAGGATACTGTATACATATCACAACATAGTAGCATCGTTGCAAGTGCTGACGGCGTTAAGAGTATCCAAGCACAGACTACTGACATAGTAACCGATGTGGCTAAATACTCAATTGAGGGTAGTGTTGGCGACTATCGTGGAACTATCTACGCATTAGCCACTAAGGATTGTCAAATTGAACTTGAAGCTACTAATAATCCAAATTTTAGCTTAAAATTGAAAGGAGGTGGTGAGGTAATTGCTAGCAACACACTAGACAATACACTGAATGACGGGAAAAAGTATCAACTAGGCATATTGTCATCAGATATCACTCTCACACTACCCGAAAGGGCTAACGATGACATAGAAGTTGATTTTGCGATATCGGATACGGTATATAACATAAATTGTGACTATTTACAACTAAATGTAGTTGAAAATACATACTATCAAATTATATTTAACTACGATAAATCACTAAACACATGGTTTTCTAGTGTTGTATCTAGTGATTATAATTCTACATCAACAATTTCGGAGGTAGAAGAAAATGAATCAAATTAAAAAACACGCTATCGGATATAACACTGTATCGAGCGTAGATGGTATTATCAACGCTCGAGGAGTTAAATCTAAACCAAACGATATTCGAATTTCTGGATATACTCATGAAGTTGGAGAGGGTGAGAAATCGCCTGATAATCCATATGTGTTAAAGAGTTTAGACAGTGGAAATGTGAATTTGTATAGTGAAGATAAATTAACAACTCATAAGGTCAATTCTGCAACAGGTGCTATAAGGACTGGTATAAAATTAAGTACACCAAAATCTAGCTATTACTGCGTACGTTGGGACGAAAACACTGGAACAAGAGGAATTTCGTATAAATTGGTTAATCAGACTACAGGTATTATAGATGGTTATAAGATGTTTTATGTAAATAGTTTTGTCAAAGTTCCACACGGATACGACATCATATTCTACGATACAGGTGGAGTTGGTACCCAAAAATATGCTTTCACGGAACGTACTAATCTAATGATACTGGACAGCCCAATCATGCCCAATGAGTACATCACTGATGAACACAGCATTGTACTCTCAAATAATAATACAACCATACGAGTACCTGTGCCAATCACTCTAAAATCTGTTGATGGTGTTAGTGATAGAATCGTTAAAAAAGATGGCGAATATTATATTGAACAAAATATTAAAAGTATTATTACTGATGACAAAACAGATTTGGGAATGAGGGAGCAGAAAAACAATTATACCAAATTTAATATTAATATTGAGAATGGACGAGCAATATCATCAAATAAAATAGTTTGCAACAAATTGATAGTTAAATCTGTAAATAAAGACGATTTTGGTTTAGAGTACATAAGAAGTAGTTTAAAACTATATCCAAATCTACTTGTCGCATATATGTCAACAAGTAGATTTACAACTAATTCTACCGCAACCGCAAACGAAATTTCAGCATATTTGAAAGATAATCCTATCAGAATTTTATATCAAGTAGAAAATCCATATTACTTGAAATTATCCGATTATGCTCAAACGCTACTTAACTCTTTTACACTACAAAACGACAATGAAATTAGCGTAGAGGGTTATCCGGACATCAAAATTTCAGGATATATACAGAAATGAGGCAAAAAATGGAACTACTAAAGCAATTGGTTATAGACAATCCACTAGTGTTCGTGGTGCTAGGGTTTATCACTATAGATATCATAACAGGCATAGCAAAAGCTTTGAAGAAGCATAGTTTGAAATCCGCAATACTTAGAAATGGCGGATACAAGAAGTATTTAATCGTATTTTTAATTATATCGGCGTGGGTTCTCGATAAGATATTCTTCGATAGTGATATCTTATATACTGCAACATCTACCTACTACATAGCTAATGAATGTATATCTATAACGGAAAATTTGGCAAGTTTGGGAATACCTATTCCTAACAAGATAAAAAACGTCCTCGCAAGTTTAAAAGAGGAGGATAACAAAAAGTAGAAAGGATTTGATTTATATGAAAAAAGGCTGGATATCTTGTATCCGTGTATAGCCTTAACAATATTATTTGTGCCGTAGAAGTAGAAGAAGTAGAAAAGGATTAGAAAGGATTTGATTTAATGGAAGTAAAATACAAACTAATCGATGTATCCGCACATAATGGAACTATTGACTTTGCAAAAGTCAAAGCTGATGGTGTTCAAGGTGTTATAATTCGAGCAGGATATGGCTTTAAAACAGTAGATAAGTGCTTTAAAAACAATATCAAGAACGCACTTGCAAACGGTCTACACGTTGGCGTGTACTGGTTCGGATACGCTTATACGGTAGCTCAGGCAAAGCAAGAGGCTGAATACGTCGCAAAACTTCTAAGCGATTATCGTGGCAAGATTGATTTTCCAATTTTTTATGACTGGGAGTATGACAGTTTCAACTACGCTAAAAAGCAAGGAGTAACCGTATCTAAGCAGTTATGCTCCGATATGACTAAGGCTTTCTGCGAAATATTAGAAAATTATGGCTGGTACAGTGGATTTTATGCTAACATAGATTATCTTAATAACTTCTATAATCAAGCCACTAAGGATAGATTTACCTGTTGGGTTGCCCAATGGTCTACGAAGTGTACATATTCTGGACAGTATGGCATCTGGCAATACGGTGCAGAAACTAACAAGATTGATAACAAAAAGGTTGATGGCGTTCCATCGGCGACGGTAGATAAAAACTACTGTTATATAGACTATCCTAGCATTATAAAAAAGTATGGCTTAAATGGATATTCTAAGGCATCTAACGTTGATACATCTAACTATCACTACGATGTAAACAATGATGGCAAAGTCGATAGCAAAGATTT